CTTGGCGCCATCTGCGTGGATGCCGCCCATGCCGTACTCGGAACGGACCGAGCAGTTGAAGATATAAGGCGAGGCTGACTGGGTGGTGTCCCAGTCCTCATCGGGGGTATCGTCGATCGGGCCGACGATCTCGTACTCGGTCGGGCGAGTGACAGTCAGCGCATTGCTGAGGTTGGCTGGGCTGCCGACGTAGGTGCGGACCTTGGTGTAAAAGGCATCCAGCTCTGGCTCACTGGCAAAACCAAATGCCGACAGCAGGTGGTGGCTGCTGGTGCTGTTGATCTTGTCGAAGAACGTGAAGCCGAAGAAGTAGCCGGTGCCAGTGACCTTGAAGATCTCGCTGCGGTTGCTGCGGTCTGCCAGTTCATCGGCAGGAGTAGGCACATAGGTCGGGCGGAATGTGCACTTGCGCAGGTCAGGGCCGCAAAGTGAGCATCCGCGTGGCAGCAGAATGCCGCCGTTGGTCGGGTTGTACTTGATCAGTTCTGCTGGTGTTGGCTCGTAGCCATCGACCCAGGTGATCGGGGTGCCACTGCCGGGGTCGTTGTAAACCGTGTGGACACCAGGCGCAAGGATGATCGACACGCAGTCGAGGTGCGCCTTGGGGTCGGTGATCGTGTACCAGTTCTTGCTGGTGATGATCGCGGCCTCGATCACCGCACGGTTGATCGTCTTGAACGGGCGCTGGGGACTAAAGCCGCAGGTAAGACGCTGCTGATCCAGGCGCTTTAGCTTGGCCTCGATGATTTCTTCGTCGGTACTACCAGGCGGCGCTTCATAGGTGTTGTAACTGCCGCCAGCAAAGGTGTCTTGACCGGTATATGGGTTTACATACAGCGTAAAAGGCGCTGTAAGAGGGTCTACCTGTTGGGTACTGCCTGCTGCAATGTTGGCGACGCCTGCTACCTGACGCATCAGGTCATTGAGCGTGGCGATTTGCGCTCGGAACTCTGCCTGCGTGGCGTTGATGTTGTCTAAGGAGCCAACGGCACCAGCAAGCTCAAGGGAAGCCACGCCACATCAGTCACTATCTGCCAGAAGTCTACCGACGCTTCCTAGGTAAACCGTAGGTTGATCTCGCCGCTAACAACAAAATCGGTAGAACCAGCAATAAGCTCGTCTGCTCTTACATTGATTCGCGAGTTGGTTAGTAGTAGATCGCAGCCGTAGTACGCAGTATTACCGATCTGTGGCGTAGCAGGCGTGCGGTCTTTGTATAGGTAGAACCTTGCGCTTGCTTTTGCGACGCGCTCGGTGATCAGCACTAGGCGCAGCAGCGTCGTGCTTGTTTCGTCGCCATCTTTGAGCGTGTTGTCCAGTAGGAACTGCAGCGAACCCGCTCCGCGAACCACGGCCTTGACGTTCTCGCCGAATGTTTCGCCAATGGCTGTCATATCGAGGTTGGATGCGTCTACGTCAAGCGCCCACTCGGTCAGTTCGGCTTGGATGAGCCATCCTCGAGAGTCTGGATCTTCCGAAATTGCGGTGATGGCCGCTGGTACAGCAATCACATCCTCGAGCAGCTGGCTTTCGTTGGGCAGTGCCAAACCTTCGATGCTCTGCGCTGCACTAGCTACGGCTGCGAGGTATGCCAGATCGCTGCTGTAGCGAGCTACTACAAAGTTACCGTTAGCGAAAGGACTTAGAAGTACTTCGTTGCTGGTATCGAGGTTGTAAGCTGCGAGTTCTGAGTTGAATAGTCTGATTCTGCCTAGTTGGTCTATGTTGATGTATCCATCAGTTTCATTAGTTATATTGCTCTTATCATAAAAAGCTACCGAGTTATCCACTTGATAGTAGTTCGCATTTGGTCCAGTTACGTGCTGTCGTGCTTGACTAAGCACATAAATGCTACCGAAATAAACACCAGCACCGTTAGCGTTACCTGCGCCAAACGGCGAACCGCCAGGAAAGTTAAGGATAATCCGATCACCAGTCCAGTAATCGGTATTACCGAGACTGATACGGGATGGCGTGGTCGAATGGATAACTGCCGTCTCGGCAAGCGCCATCGGATCTGGCCACTCTCGGCTCAGTTCGAGGATGCCGCCGTTGCCGAGAAGTGCCATTAGAAGGAACCGGTAGGCTTGCCGGAAATCGTGAAGCTGATCGGGATAGAGATCAGATCACCGGCGCTCACACTCGGGCCGACAGCTGTAATCAGCGCGTCACCAGAAATCGTGCCTTCGCTGGTGGCATTATTCAGTACCAGCTGCACACCCGAGAGCGTTTCGCTGTCTTCCAGGATCTGCTGCATCAGATCAGTGGTAGCGCTGTCGTTCGGGTCATACAGAAGCGTGCCACTACCGCTGGTGCTGCGGATGCCATAGGCGTAGGTGCGGTCGGTTTGACCCACACCTGTCGTTTCCAGGGCGTCGCGGCTGATGTCCAGACGCACGTCACGCACTTTGGCGATCGTGGTAAAGGTGGAAGCGCTAGCTAGCTTGAATTTCAGTAGCGCCGTGGCGCTGGTCTTGACGGCCATCGGTCCGCTGTGGTTTAAGTCAGTCTAAGTTCAGCCACAAGGTTCACCCTCACGCTTGAGCGATTCGGGGCAACACTTTCCACAGTTGGTGGTTGCTCAGTGAAAAACCACAGCATCCCGGCGCCGGTTGATGTTGTGTCGAGCCAGCCTCGGAGGTTGGCTGAGGCGCCGTTGAAAATCAGAGAGGGCAATATCAGATCTGTTATTGCACCTTTTGCATTGTTGTAAGCTGCGACAATTAAAGCAGCGTTGTCATCACTAATGTTGTTGAACTGCAGCTGAAGCTGAGCTTGACTTGGGCGGCTACCCCACAAACGGCGGGTAGTAACGCCTGACTGCGTGGTTAGTCCAGTGGTGGGCCAGCGCGGAGCTACAAAGTTCCTGCTGGTGGGCTCAATGTTCGGAAATGCTACTGCCATTACTCAATCACCCAACTTCCGGCATTATCAAAAGCCTCGGCCAGCTGTAGGACTCCCGAGGAATTTGTGGGCATGTAGACCGCTTCAATAGTAAAGGTGCCTTCCTCATCAGGCGTTATGCGCTCGATCTGGTACGTGCGCACCTGTGTGCCAGCCTTCTTCACGGTAAATACGATGCCCCTAGGAGTTGCGGTCCCGTCGCTGCTGATAACCAGGCTCGTATCAGCTGGTGGGATGCCTTCGGTGCCATTCCATGCGATTACGTCGTAGGTGCCGGGGAACAGGTTTTGGGTGCTAACCACTGCGCCTTCCGCTGTGACCACGCCGTTGTTGAACTCGTCGTACTGCGTTTCATCCATTGCGACGCGGATGTAATCGCTTGGTCCCAACTTGGCTAAGGCGCCTTCGTGGGTGGTGCGGAAGCTGATTACATGGGTGGGGATGCGGCGCATCCGAATGATGTATTTGGCTGCATCAACCGCTTGACTGCGGCTAGTCACGTAATCCGACAAGTCCAGAGCTTCAATCGGATCAGTGGCGTTGCCAAATGGGGCAACCTCGCGCACCAGCACTTCGCGCTCGGTGGGGAAAATACCGGGGTTGGTGGGGTCGCTACTGGCCCGTTCCTCTCGGTAGCGCACCGAGACTTGGATAGGCTCGCGCTCTTCGGGCTCCAAGTATTGGAGCTTGAAGGTGCCTTCGACGATATTACCGGCGGTAAAAAGGCCCTTGATTGGCACTGCTGTGAACTGGATGGCTGGGCGCAGGTAGAACTTGCCGTCGCTTTCGCCAAAGATCAGCAGGTTTGCAGCTGCAGTGTCCGCTGCCCACTGGCGCAGGTTGACCCGATCAGCCTGCACCCCATCAAAGAAGTAGTTCCGGCTGCTGCACCAGTCAGCTGCTGCAGCGAAGGCCTGCAGATCAATCATGCTGTCCTTGATCAGATCGCCAGCGCCGTAGGTGGTGTTGGTCATCAGATCCAGCAGCACATCCGGGAAGAGGTGCGTTGGGCCTTGAGTAAGTCCGGCACGCAGGCGGCGGCAGATCTTGCCACCGGTCACGTAGCAGCTGAACTGGCCAAACTGCTGCCACTCAACAGACGACAACACGTTGATGCCCACCAGAGCCAGGTTGTCGTAGACCGGGGCCGGGCTGTTGGGGACGATCTCGTTGACGTAGACCACCTCGTGCTCGGGGCCGCCCTCAGCTGAGGACTGGATCTCTTCGTAGATAAAGGCCTCGGCCAGCTTGCCCCAGGTGTCGATGTAGGACAGGTCGCCGTTGGGGAAGTTGGTCGGATCCGTTCTCGGGTAAGTCAGGCTGCCCTTGCTTGCTTTGCGGCGGCCGGTGGGGATGGCAAACGTGTCGGCTGATTGAGCAACCGAGGTGCCGTTGAAGATCACAGTGACACCGCCAACCTCGGTGACTGTCTGCCTGGTAGTGAGGCTCGCTTCTAGTACATACAATGTCCCGACACTGGTGTTTCGGATCTCCCAGCCGGAGTACGGCTCGATCTGAAACTCCCACTGCTTAACAGAGGGCATGTTCAACTGGATGTAGTTGAAGACGTTCTGCTGGGTCGCACCACGAACGCCGTAAGCGTTGTTCAGCTTGGTGAAAGCTGCTGCTGAGCCGGCCTCGCGGTAATAGATCGCAAAGAAGCTGTAGCGCTCGACAGGTGCGCTC